ACGAAGACAAGCCAGAAGACGACATGGACATGGATATGGATTTAGACATGGATATGGACGATAAAGGCGAAGAAGAAATGGAATCAGTCGAATATGATTTAGATGAAGCAGAAGCTGCAGATTCTGAAGAAATTGATGAAGCCACAAAATTAAGCGACAACGTTGATCGTCAACCACTTGATGGTAAAGAAGTTGAAGCTGACAGCAATGAATCACCATACACAAAAGCACCAGCAAAGTCAAAAGTTGAAGGCGCAGGCGAGCCTGTAAAATCAAAAGATGGCGGCGAAGGCAGCAAAGGTGAAGCAGCTAAGGACCACACACCTACAGACAATATTAAAGTTGAGCCTAAAAAGGCGTAGTAGGGAGTAGATTTTAATGGCAACACGTAAACTATACGAATATATGAGCTCAGATCATGCGGGTCTGAAGCTTTTGGAATCAGAGGATGGTAAAGACCTCATGATGAGCGGCTTGTTCATACAAGGAGAAGTTGAGAATCAGAATGGTCGTGTTTATCCAAAGTCTGAAATCCAACGTGCAGTTGAAAGTGTTAGAACTAGATTAAGCAAGGGCGAAACTGTTCTTGGTGAACTAGATCATCCAGAGGAACTACAAATTAACTTAGATCGTGTGAGTCATATTATTGTTGACATGCATTGTGAAGACAATAATGGAATGGGTAAACTTAAAATCATAGACACACCTATGGGTAACATTGCTCGTAGCCTGTTAAAGGCTGGAGCAAAACTGGGCGTAAGTAGTCGAGGTAGCGGTAATGTAAGTGAGAGCGGTAAAGTTTCTGACTTTGATATAGTTACAGTCGACATTGTGGCCCAGCCCAGTGCACCAGATGCATATCCAAAGACAATTTATGAAAGTTTATTTAACATGAGAGGTGGTGCTGTAATTTACAACACTGCTTCTGCAGTAACACACGATACAACCGCAGAAAAACACCTGATGAAGCAAATAACTGCTTTTATCAATGAACTTAAGAAGTAGGAGACTACTATGGCAGGTACATTTAACGAACTACTTGAAGGCACAGAGCTTACAGAAGAAGTAAGAACTGCAATTCAAGAAGCTTGGGAAGGTAAACTTGCTGAGGCACGTGAAGAAGTAACAGCAGAACTCCGTGAGGAGTTTGCTCAGCGTTATGAGCATGATAAAGGTCTTATTGTGGAAGCAATGGACAATTTTATCAGCACAAAAGTTGAAGCTGAAATTTCAGAACTGGCTGAAGACAGAAAATCTTTATCCGAGCAACAAGTTAAGTATCGCAAAGCCATTAGTGAGCATGCAAAACTACTTGACAAATTTGTAACTGAAATGGTTGCAAAAGAAATCAAGGAATTACGTGCAGACCGTAATCGTGTATCAGAGCACGTGAGCAAACTCGATGAGTTTGTAAGCGAGCAGTTAGCTGAAGAGCTAAAAGAGTTCCACGAGGACAAGAAAGCATTAGTTGAGCAAAAAGTCAAAATGATTAGACAAGGCAAAAAAGAACTTGCTGAATCTAAGAAAGACTTTATTAAGAAAGCAGCTGACAAAGTTGAAAACGTTGTCAACAAAGTTATTACTAATGAAGTTAGATCATTCAAAGACGATATCACTAAGGCTCGCGAAAATGACTTTGGCCGTAGAATTTTTGAAGCATTCGCAACTGAGTATAATACATCATACTTAAACGAAGCCAAAGAAATCAAATCGGTACAGAAACAATTAGCCGAAATGGGTAAGCAATTAGCAGAAGCACAGGAAGCCGTTGTATCTCAACAGGAAGCAACAAAGTTAACTGAGTCAAAACTAAGAGTTGCAGAAGACCGTTATGCTCGTAATGAGACACTTAACAGTTTACTAGCACCACTAGGCAAAGAGAAGAAAGAGATAATGTCAGACTTACTTGAAAGTGTTAAGACAGAAAACTTACAGAAGCAATTCGACAAGTATCTACCATCTGTTTTAGATGGCGAGACACCAAGAGTGAAAAAGACAATCACAGAATCAGTAGTTACAAAGGAACACACTGGTAATAAAAAGGCACCTGTGAAAGCAGAGGCCGATGACAACACGGATAGTGTTGTTGAGATTGACACAATCCGTAAATTAGCCGGACTTTCAAAATAATAGGAGTTTAGATCATGGCAAACTTATTTGAAAGCAACTGGTCAGCAACCAAAGATGCGTTGATGGAAGGCCTAACAGGTCAACGTCAAAAAACTATGGATGTTGTCCTTGAGAATGCGAAAAAGCAATTGTCAGAGGCAGCAAGCACAGGCGCAACAGGTGCTGGTTCAGTAGCGACATTAAACAAGGTTATGTTACCATTAATTAGAAGGGTTATGCCTTCTGTTATTGCTAACGAACTAGTAGGCGTTCAGCCTATGACTGGTCCAGTAGGACAAATTCACACATTGCGTGTACGTTATGCAGAAACAGCTGCTGGCGTAAATGCAGGTACAGAAGCTCTATCACCATTTGCATTAGCAAATGCATATTCAGGTTCACCAGACGCTACAGCAAGTGCTGAAGGTACACCAGGACGTAAGATGAGCATTCAAGTATTGAAAGAAACAGTAGAAGCAAAGACAAGACGTCTATCAGCTCGCTGGACTTTCGAAGCAGCACAAGACGCAGAAGCAATGCATGGTGTTGACGTTGAGTCAGAAATCATGGCTGCTTTAGCACAGGAAATCGTAGTTGAAATCGACCAAGAAATTATCGGTTCACTACGCTCACTAGCAGGCGCAGGTACAACTTTAGACTTCGGTTCATTAAGTGGTCAAAGCGTATACGTTGGTGACCGTCATGCTGCATTAGCAATTGAGATCAACAGAGCAGCTAACAGAATCGCAGCTAGAACAAGACGCGGTGCTGGTAACTACGTTGTTGTTTCTCCAGAAGCACTAACAATCCTTCAGTCAGCAAGCACATCAACATTTGCTCGCACAACAGAAGGTTCATTTGAAGCACCTACAAACACTAAGTTTGTTGGTACATTAAATGGTACTGTTAAAGTATTCGTGGACAACTACGCAGCTGATCAAGCTGACGGCGGTCCAGTAGTACTAGTAGGTTACAAAGGTTCATCAGAGACTGATGCTCCAGCGTTCTACTGCCCATACGTTCCTCTAATGAGCACAGGTCCAGTAATGGATCCTGCAACATTTGAGCCAGTAGTGAGCTTTATGACACGTTATGGTTATAAAGAGCTTACAAACACTGCAAGTTCATTAGGTAACGCAGGTGACTACGTTGATGCTATCACATTAGCAAACGTATCATTCCAGTAAGATTTAGTTTACTGAAAGTTAAAGCCCACTTAGGTGGGCTTTTTCTTGACTGAATAAAGTTGCCCAAAAAGTGATAAATAGTTCTATATAATCCGTAAAATGGGAACGAAATCAGAATGGCAAATAAACGCACCTATATCAACGCAGACGAAGAGTTAATAATTCAGGGAAAGCTCACCATTGAGGGCGAGTTCGAACAACGTGATTTAATTAAAAACACTGTGGTACAGGTTGTAGAGTACGACGGTGAACAACTGATAGTTAACAGCGATGGTGTAGCCAAAACTGCTGCAAATGGACAAATAATTTCTGATCAGGTAACAGCGGCATCAGTGGTTTTACATTCAGGCACAAGTAATGTGTTCTTGACTTATAACGAGTCCAATGCTACACTAGCAGTATCTGGTGCAAATGCAGTATTCTCTAATAATATCACAGCAAATAATTACAGCGGTAATATTGTTTTATCAGTACCCAGAAATTTTACAATAAGCGGAGATGGTGTTGCGCCTGCACAAGCATTTGATGGTTCAGGTGACATAGATTTACCACTTACCCTTAACACAGTAAATTCCAATGTCGGTACATTTGGAAATGCCAGCACAGCATTAACCTTTACAGTAAACAATAAAGGCTTGCTCACATCAGTAAGCGAAGCCGCAATAGATATCACAGCTTCACAAGTTAATGACTTTGAAACTGCTGCAGAAGCACTGTTTAGTGTAACCGATGCAGGCGGAGACGGATCATTAAGTTATAGTAATGGCGTATTTACTTACACAGGTCCAAACCAAGCAGAAGCGAATGCCCGTGTAGATGCCAGACTAAGTGGTGGCACAGGCATTGCATACAACAGTGGAGTAATTTCCACAGTGGATGCTGAAATAGTTCACGATGATTTAAGTGGATTTGTTACTAACGAACATATTGACCACAGTGACGTTGATTTAACAGCAGGTGACGGTTTAAGTGGTGGTGGTGATATCACCACGTCAAGAAGTTTTTCAGTTGACAGCACCGTTGTTAGAACTACAGGCGCACAAAGCATTGCAGGCGAAAAAACATTTACAGATCAAATCACACTGAGTGCTGATATTATACCGAGTACATCTAATACTTATAACATAGGTAGCACAACTCATCATGTCAATGATGTATTTGCTAATGTAGTACATGCTGAAAGACTGGATTTAGGTGATGCAGACTTATCAGATATTCATGCAACTTTCTATGCAGGCACACCAACAGGCACACTGGTATCAGCAGACGAAAGTATTGCTGGCGGTTTAATTTACCAACACAAAGCACCAGGGCAAACAGGTGCTGGTGGTTATTTCCGTGTCAATCCAGGAGATGGCCTACAGATTTCAGGCAACGCAGTAGCAGTGGATAGCACTGTGATTAGAACAACAGGCAATCAAAGTTTAGCAGGTACAAAAACATTCACAGGCACAGTGGATTTAAGTGGTGCCACTGTACCCAGTTTTACAGTTGCAGGTAACCTGGATGTTACAGGCAATGTAAACTCTCTTAACTATGTGGATTTACAAGTACAAAATTCAGAAATTATATTAAACAGTAACGTTACTGTAGGACAAGATGCATTAATTAAAAATGAGCGAGGCTCATCAGGCAATGATACATATTTAAAATGGAATGAAGGAACTGACAGATGGCAGTTTAGTAATGATGGCAGTACAGATAATGACATGTTATTGTTGTCAGATTTCAGTGCTGTGGATTCAGGTGGTGATGGTTCATTCAGTTATAACAGCTCAACAGG